GTTTGGTGCTCCTGCCGTTGGCATTCCTGCTCGTCCATTTATGCAGCCGACTGTTAAAGAGAAAAAAGACACTTGGGTCAAAATCATTGAAAAACAGTTGCCAAAGGTGGCTTTGGACAAAATGACTGCTTTTGACGTGCTTGATTTAGTGGGCATCGCTGCAGCAGCAGACATTCAAACTAAGATTTCAAGCATTTATAGCCCTCCTAACGCTCCAGCGACCATTCGGGCAAAGGGATCGTCTAAACCATTGATCGATACTGGCTTGATGCTGGCATCGGTTCAAAACGCTGTCAATAAGACAGGCGCAGAATTCACTAGCAAAGGCTCATAATGTTTAACGTCCGAGCTCTTGCTAACAAATACATTCAGGTTACAAACAAGAACCAGCAGATCAACTGGGTTCAATCCAATGGATATGTCACCGATGACGCTGGTAAACGCACCCCTAAGACCATAACTTTGACAGTTCAGGCTCAGATACAAGCTTTGAGCGCAACCGATTTAAAGCATATTGACGGTCTCAATATCACTGGTGTTATGCGATCCGTCTATATGTACGGAAATGCTGCTGGAGTTGTGAGAGCCGATCAAATTGGCGGGGATATTTTGGTATTCCCTGAAACTCCCGGCTGTTGCAATCGTAACTGGCTAATCACTCAGGTTATGGAAACATGGTCTGATTGGTGTCATGTAATCGTTACTTTGCAAGAGGATTAATTATGACAGCCGTATTAGATATTAATGACCAAGACGTATTCCGAGCTATAGTCACGTTTTTTAAGTCTTTTATCCCTGACGGGGTAGAAATTGTTCAAGCCCAAGATAATCGAGTATCGATGCCCAAGGGTGGCTTTATTGCCATGAACAATACGGGAATGGATAGGCTGTCGTTTAACATTGACAGATACCAGCCAGTCCCGCAGGGTAAGACTATTCTTACCCCAACAAGATATTCAATGCAGCTTGATTTTTATGGTCCACTCTCACAAACTTGGGCTATGCAAACTGTTGCGTTGTTTAGGGATGAATATGCGACTCAAATTTTCCCGTCAAATATTCAACCTTTGTATGCAGACGATCCTGTCCAAATTCCACTTATTGATGGCGAAGCCCAATATGAGCAGCGTTGGAAATTGGTAGCGAGTTTACAATACAACCCAATCCTTTCAACTTTGCAGCAGTCTATGTTAGCTGCAAATATTGAACTGGCTCCGATTGACCAGACCTTTAAACCCTAGGAGATTTCATGAGTACCATTCCTTTTTCGCAAGTAGTCCAAGTAGTACCGTCAGTTTTATCGGCTAATGGCATAGCAGTTGACCTTAATGGTTTGGTGCTTACTCAAAATGCCCTAGCACCTAACGGTACTGTCCTTCAATTTGCAACTGCTGCTGACGTTCAAACGTACTTTGGTGCGAATTCAACTGAATCTGCTATTGCTACTGTTTATTTCAATGGATACAACGGTGCGACTCAGCTACCGGGCAATCTGTTGATGACTCGTTACGCTGAAACAGCTATTGCTGGCTGGCTGCGTGGCGGTTCTATGGCTTCTGTAACTCTTGGTCAACTCCAAGCATTTACTGGCACTTTGGCTATCACTGTTGCTGGTGTAGTTAAAACTTCAGGCACTATCAATTTGACTGGTGCTACAAGCTTTAGCAATGCTGCTACGATCATTCAAGCTGCATTTACAACCCCCGGCTTTACAGTAAGCTACGACAGCACTTCTTCTGCGTTTATTTTCACCACTACCTCTACTGGTGCAGCTCAAACAATGAGTTACGCTGCGACTGGTACTTTGGCTACAAATCTGCGCTTGACTGCAGCTACTTCAGCAATCTTGTCACAAGGTTCTGACGCAGCCGTTCCTGCAACATTTATGGCTGGCATCCTGAATCAAACCCAAAACTGGGCTACATTCATGACTGCTTGGGAAGCTTCAATCAGCGAAAAAGAAGCGTTTGCTCAGTGGAGCAATTCTGCAGCTCCTCGCTGGCTCTATGTATGCCAAGATTCTGACGTTAACGCATTGATCGCTGGCAATACAACTACATTCGGCTACTACTTACAAACCAATCAACTGACTGGTACTTTGCCTATTTTTGGTGATTACACTCACTCAGCTTTTGTTTGCGGTTTTGCTGCTTCCTTGAACTTTAACCGTCTAAATGGACGTGCAACTCTTTGCTTTAAGTCTCAGGCTGGTCTAGTGCCTTCTGTTTCTACTGCATCGAATGCAAACGCATTGACCACTAATGGCTATAACTACTATGGCGCATACGGTTCTAATAACCCTGCTAATAACGAAAACTGGTTTGCTCCGGGCTCTGTATCAGGCAAGTGGTTATGGGCTGATACCTATTTGAATCAAATTTGGCTCAATGCTAACCTCCAGTTGGCAATGGTTAACTTGTTGACTTCAGTTGGCGCAATTCCTTACAACAGTCAAGGTAATGGCTTAATTTACTCTGCTGCGCTTGATCCAATTAATGCGGGAGTTAACTTTGGTGCGATTCGTGCTGGAGTCAATGTTTCTGCGTCTCAAGCAGCTCAGATTCAATTTGCAGTAGGATTTAATGCAGCTCCTACGATTGCAGCTCAAGGCTTCTATTTACAGATTGGTGAAGCTACTGCTGCAACTCGTGCTGCACGTCAATCTCCTCCGATTACCTTGTATTATCAAGATGGTGAGGCTGTTCAACAAATCGTCATGGCTTCTATCGCTATTCAATAAGGAATAAATTATGTCAACAATAACCTCAGCTAATTCGGTTTTATCGCTTGCGATCAACAACTACTTCCCAGTTCCTCAGATTATTCAGGGCTATGCGGTAGATGATGCTTTTGAAGGCGAAGCAGTTCAACAGTCAGAAATCTTGATGGGTGTTGATGGCATTTTGAGTGCTGGTAAAGTTTTCGTACCGTACAAAATGACCATTCACCTTCAAGCGGATAGCCCAAGCGTTTTCTTATTTGACGCATGGCGCAACGCTCAAGACGCTGCTGTTGATGTTTTCTCTGCAAGTGGATCTATTACTCTACCTTCAACAAGTATGGTATATACTTTGCAAAACGGCTATTTGACTCAGGCAACTCCGTTCCCTGCTGTTAAAAAGACTTTGCAACCACTCGTTTATGAGATTACTTGGCAGCGCATTATTGGCGGTCAAATTTAATACGGCAGCTTAAAAAATGGCAAGAAAAGAGTCGACATTCGTAGCAGACGCTGGACGTGATAAAGGGAAACAATTCCATATTAACGAAATGTCTGCTTCACAAGCTGAGAGCTGGGCTTTCAGGGTAATTCTCGCTATCGGCAATGCTGGTATTGAGATCCCCGATAACCTAGCTGCTCAGGGAATGGCGGGTCTAATGGCGGTGGGCTATATGAACCTCCTCAAGATTCCATTCGATGCTGCAAAGCCTCTTTTGGATGAAATGATGGGGTGCGTTCAGATAGTCCCGTCTCCTAATGTCAAACGTCCTCTGATCGAAGATGACATCGAAGAAGTCAAAACTCGTCTCATGCTGCGGAAAGCAATTTGGGATCTGCACATGGATTTTTTTTTAGACGCAGACAAGTCGACTTCGGAGTCAGAAGCGCAGGAACAAGCAGCAACCGCCTCGTTGAGTATCAAGCCACCTCGCAAACGATAGCAACAGTAGTCTCGTCAAGACTGGCTACCCTCCATGAACTTGATACTGTCTATGGTGTTGAGGACTTGTGGATACTCCTTGAGGTTCATGCCGTTGATCGGCATAACGCTTATATAGTGAGTCAAAAATAATGGCAACCGTCATAGACAGTTTATTGATTGAGCTTGGATTAGATACATCCAAGTTTGACGCATCGCAAAAGAAGTCCGTAGAGGAACTTCGCAAGTTTGACGAACAAGCTCAAAAAACAGCCAAAAACACTCAGCAAGGCTCCAAAAACGTTGGAGACGGCTTTGAAAAAGCTCGGAATGCCCTAGTCTCACTTGGGGTCGCTTTTGTCGGCTTAAAGGGTTTTACGCAGTTTTCCAAGGAAATGACCAGTACCAATGCTGGACTTGGTAGAAACGCACAATTATTCCAAATGTCTGCTCGTGAGCTTGATGCTTGGGGCGGGGTACTTAAAACCGTAGGCGGTAACGCTGAAACATTCCAAACCTCAATTCAGTCAATGCAGCAAGGTATTGCTGGCATTAAGCTGGGCGATGCTGCAATTCTTACCCCGCTGGCTCGTTTAGGAGCCCTCAGTTCAATCGATCTGAATAAGGGTACTGTAGACATTTACAAGCTGGCTGACGCTCTCAAAGCGTTCAAAAAAGAGAATGGTGATCAGCTTACTTACACCCTAGCTCAGCAGCTTGGAGTCAATAAAGAGACCTATATGGTTCTCTCTCAAGGCTCTGAAGCAGTTCGCAGACTTTATGAGGAGCAATACAAGCTTTCAGGAGTAACAGCCGAAAATACGGCTAAAGCTCAAAAACTTCAGGAGCAATGGGGTTTTACCGATCAAGCTCTATCAAAAGTCAAAAATACTTTGATGGATCAGCTTTATCCAGCAATGATGCTTACAGCCAAAGGAACTCAATCATTTTTTGAAGGATTTGTCGAGGCTGATAAGAAGCTGGACGGATTTATTTCCCAGCTTACGTTGATCGGTGCTGCTGCTTTGACTTTGCAAACCACTTTATCTTCTTTAAAGATGGTAGGTGTTTCAGTTGGGTCAGGACTAGCTACAGCCTTCACTAGAGTTTTTGGTGCTGCTGCTTTGCTATTTCATAGCGGAGAGCTAAACAAGGGTGAAGACGAAGAAATTGCTCGTATTCATGCTGAGCAAGACAAGGCTGCTGGCAAAGGATCAGGAAAAGCTTCAGGACTACCTCGCAACCTAAGAAACAATAACCCCGGCAATATTGAATACGGTGATTTTGCCCGTAAAAATGGAGCCACTGGCAGCGATGGTCGCTTTGCTATTTTCCCTGATATGAAAACAGGCGAAAACGCTATGGCGAATTTGCTTATGAGTTATGCCAAGGGTGGCACAAATACAATCTCCTCAATCATTAAGAAATGGTCTCCAGCGGGTGAAAACGGTGCTGCCAATACCAATTCTTACATTGCTAACGTAGCGAAGGCTACTGGCATTGATCCAAACAAACCTTTGGGCATGGGCGAGTTGGCTGCAGTTCAAAAAGCAATGACCAATCAAGAAGGAATGGTCGGAGCCAAAGCTACTGCGCCACAATCTCAAGGTGGCGGTGGCACTAACGTTCAAACCAACATTGGCGCAATTACCGTAAATACTCAAGCAACTGATGCAAACGGAGTCGCTTTAGGGTTAAATAAGGCATTACAAAACAATTCATTAATTAATTTGGGAATTCAGGGAAATAGATAATGCCAAACATACCCTATCCTAACGTTCCTCCATTGCCCGGTGTACCAGCATTGGCTCGTAGCAACAATGCTCAATTTGTCGCTGCTGCCTTAACTATTGTCGGAGAAATCCTTCCGCTTGGTCTATTTGGCACGAAATGGGGAATTGTTGATAAAAACGGATCTACCGTTATTGTCCCCGACTCATTCGTGGATTTTGAATATCGAGAAGAACGGAAAATTCCTAATTACCCCATTGAGCAAGGCAGCTTCCAAAGCTACAACAAGGTTTCATTGCCATTCGATTGTCGTGTAACTGTATCGTGCAGCGGTAACGGAAAAATGAGCAAACAGGCATTTTTGACGGCTGTTCAAGCTTTGCTTAATTCGCTTGATCTTGTGAGCGTAGTTACTCCAAACATTACCTATGACAACTGTAATTTGGTACACGTTGACTATCGTAGAGAAGCAAGACAAGGCGCAACTTTATTGCTGGCGCAGCTATGGTTCCAAGAAGTAAGAATTGCTCAAAAAGCAGCTTTGCCTACCTCTGCTCCTTCAGGGGCAAAAAGCAGCAGCTTTGGACAGCTTTCTCCAACAACTCCTACGGGAAACTTTGGATCAATAAACCCTAATTCAGTTGGTGGCATAGGAATAAAATGACAATCCAGCTTATCCCAATCAATGCAGTTCCTGCTCAGCAATTCACAATTCAACTAGGTAATCAGAATTGCGATATTAGTATTTATCAAAAAAATACTGGTTTATTTTTTAACATGGTGGTTAACGATACTCCTTGCGTAAATTCAGTTATTTGTTTGAATTTAGTCGGATTGATTCGTGAAGCCTATTATGGATTCATTGGGCAACTGGCTTTTGTTGATACAAAAGGCACTACCGACCCTGTTTACACTGGGCTTGGGACTCGTTATGTATTGGTCTACCAGCCATGACTTTTGCTTTTCGTCAGATAAATCTTCAATTTACAAGCGCAAACGGTAAAACCGTCAAGCTTGAAGGCTTACGCTGCGCTGCGGTTATTACAAACCCCGGTGGAAATAGTGCGTTTGGACAGCTTCAACTTCAAGTCTATGGCATGACGCTAGAGCAGATGAATGAATATTCCAGCACTGGATCAAACATGGTCGCAGTTCAAGACCAGTCAGTCACAGTTACAGCAGGAAATCAAGGTGGCACTTTAAATCAAGTTTTTTCAGGAACCCTGATTTCTAGCTTTATTGATCTGTCTAACCCTCCTGAAGCTTCTTTTGTATGCGCTGCAGTTGCTGGTTACTACAACAAAGCAGCTCCATCCGCACCCAATACTTATGAAGGATCTCAAAAGGCTGAAGACATCATTAAGGCTTTGGCTGGTCAAATTGGATATACATTCGAGAATAAGAATGGAGCCACTGCGGTAGTTCAAAACCAGTATTTGTCAGGATCTATCATCGATCAAATGCAAGCAGTCGCTCGGGCAGCTTCATTTCCATTAATTATTGAAAACAAAACCGTAACGATTTTCCCTAATAACGGGGTTCGGGATGACATTATTATCAATTTAAGCGCAGAAACTGGCTTAGTTGGATACCCCTCTTACTGGGAGGCTGGATTTGTAGTGAAGTCTGAATTTGATCCAATTATTACGATTGGCAGAGTCATCAACCTAAAATCTCAAATTCCAAAAGCTAATGGCGAATTTCCAATTCAATACGTTACTCATGAATTAAGTACGTTGACCCCTGACGGTCCTTGGTTTACAACTTCTAAATTAAGCCCTGCCGTATATGTCCCAAAAAACTAATCAACCAGTTCAAACGAACCACGTCCCCGCAGATGCAGCGTCCGAAGTCGGGCGCATGGATTACATTATCCGATCTGCTTTATCGGGTATGAGAACGGCTATTCCAGTTAAAGTCATATCAGTGACCAACACTGGAGGTCTTGCAGCGATTGGCAAAGTTTCAGTGCAGCCATTGGTAAATGCGGTAGATGGAGACGGTCAATCTTGGGAGCATGGAATTATTCACAATGTCCCATATATGCGAATTCAAGGCGGGGCAAACGGTGTAATTCTTGACCCAGCAGTCGGAGATATTGGCATTGCCACCGTATGCGACAGAGATATTTCTACCGTTAAAAATACGGGCAAAGTTTCAGCACCGGGCTCAAATCGCAAAAATGATATGTCCGATATGGTCTATTTGATGACCATTATTGGAGCAGCCCCTACGCAATACATTCAATTTAATAGCTCGGGAATTACCATTCATTCCCCCAATAAAGTTACAATTACAGCACCGAATGCAGAAGTTATTGCGACTACAAAAGTGCAAGTTACAGCACCTAATGTCCAAATTGACGCTTCATCGAATTGTACGATTAATGCTCCTACTATTACGTTGAATGGTGCGCTCAATCAGACAAGTGGTGGCGCAGCTACATTTAGTGGCGCAATGACCGTAACGGGTGACGTTACTGCTGCTGGTACAAGCGTTCATACGCATAAACATGGTGGTGTGCAAACGGGTGGCGGTCAGACGGGAACTCCAGTGTGAATCAGGATTTATTAAAAAATACCTTTGAATATCGTGATGGAGAGCTTTATTGGAAAATAAAGCCTTCAGTGCGTACAAATATTGGTGATATGGCTGGATCCTCAAGCGGAACTTATAAAAAGACTCAGGTTTTTGGTAAAACATATCAAATTCATAGGCTTATTTTTATGATGTTTAATGGCTTTTTCCCAAAAAATGTAGATCATATTGACGGAAATAAATTAAACAACAGAATTGAAAATTTAAGGGCAGCCACAACTTCTCAAAATATGTGCAATGTCAAAACTCCATCATCAAACACTTCGGGTATTAAAGGTGTAAGTTGGCATAAGCAAAGAAAATCATGGCAAGTTCAGCTTCGTGTCTCAGGAAAGCCTACTTACTTTGGATTGTTTAAAGATATAGAATTGGCAGAATTGGTCATTTTTGAAGCTAGAAACAAATTTCATGGTGAGTTTGCAAGGACAGTATGACAATAATTCAAAATACCTTACTGCTCGATCAAGATGCTTGGGATTTGGTTCTCGATGTAAACGGGAATATTGCCCTAGCGGGAGCTCCTTACTCTATCGCTCAAGACGTGGCTTCAGCAACAAGAACCTTTTTGGGCGAGTGCTGGTACAACAATAATCTTGGTCTTCCATATTGGCAGCAAATACTTGGAGAATTTCCTCCTTTGCAATATGTAAGTCAACAAATAGAAGCTGCTTGCTATACGATTCCCAATGTAGCTGCTGCTCAGGTAAGTTTTACTTCTTTTGAGGGTCGCAGTTTGGCTGGTCAAATTCAAATAATAGATACAGATGGAGTCACTAATAACGTGGCTTTTGGAGGATAAATGAGCACAAACGTCCCAGCAATCACTTGGGTTAATGGCGCACCAGTATTGCCAGCGGAAGCTGACATTCTTGCTGGTGTTCAGGCTGATATTAATATTGCCTTTGGTGGCGGTGTAAATCCATCATTGCAAACCCCTCAAGGTCAGCTTGCTCAAACTGAAACTGCAATTATTGGCGAAAAAAACAATGAAATTGCTTACATTGCAAACCAAGTAAATCCTGCGTTTGCGTCAGGTATTTGGCAAGACGCTATTGGCTATATCTACTTCATGAACCGTATTCAGGCTTCAGGAACAGTGGTAAATGCAGTTTGTAATGGTGCGGTGGGTACAGTAATCCCAGCAGGATCTATCGCTCAAGACACCAGTGGATACCTTTACGTTTCTACAGCCGATGCCACAATTCCCTCTACTGGCAACGTTACAGTTCAATTTCAAAATCAAACAACGGGTCCAATCGCTTGTGCTATTGGCGCTCTAAATAAGATCTATACGGCTGTTGCTGGATGGGATACCGTCCTTAATGCTGCTGCTGGAGCTATTGGAAACAATGTTGAGTCTAGGTCTGAGTTTGAGCTTCGCAGACAAAATAGCGTTGCCGTAAATGCAGTAAATTCGCTTCAATCTATTTATGCTGCAGTGTTAGCGGTCCCTAACGTAATTGATGCTTACGTTGTTGAAAACAATCTAAATACCAATTATTCCTACGGTTCCACAAGCTATTTGCTTGGAGCCCATTCAATCTTGGTAAGTGTTGCTGGAGGGTCTGCCGATGCTATTGCTCAGGCTATTTGGAGCAAAAAACCACCGGGCATCGCTTATAACGGAAGCACTTTTGTCACTGTTTACGATACGACTTATCCAGTTCCATATCCAAGCTATGTAGTGCGATTTTTAATCCCTACATCGACTCCAACGTATTTCAGAGTTGACATCAAAAATAGTCCTTTGCTTCCATCAAACATTATTGCATTAGTTCAAAATGCGGTTATAGAATCATTTAATGGTCAGGATGGTGGCACTGCTGTTGGCATCAATACAACGTCATATTCGGGAAGATATTATGCAAATATCAATGCAATTAATCCTAACGTGAACGTCATTGAGGTGTATCTTGGATTAACTGCAAGCCCAACTACTTTATCGGTGGCTTTTGGAATTGACCAGTTACCAACTCTATCCGCTTCTAACATTGTGGTGAATTTAGTTTAATCATGCAAAACTGGTCAGAAACACTACTAAGCCAATATTGTGATTCGCCTACTATTGACGGTCTCCTTAGTTCTTACAATAGTGCAATCGATCCTACTATTGATCTTGCTAATTTCTATTTGAATATTTGGGATGTCAATACAGCAGTAGGCAATGGTTTGGATATTTGGGGGGCAATCGTAAACGTTCCTCGTTATTTGCAGATCCCGTCCTCACCTAATTATTTAGGTTTTAAGGAGGCTTATCTTGCTCCTTATGCAGCAACGGGTCCACAGCCCTTTGGTCAAGCTCCGTTTTTTACCAGTGTTGCCTCAACCGATACCTATGCTTTGTCAGATTCTGAATATCGTAGATTGATTATGATTAAGGCAGCAGTTAATATATCAAACCTATCGGTTCCTAATATAAATGCCATGCTTCAAGAGTTTTTTGGTGTTTCTTACAGTGGAAGTCCTTATGGAGTGGCTTATGTAGTTGAAGGCGGTGTAGCCGATTGTAATTTCACCTACCACTTCGATTTTGTCCCAAATGCTTTCCAGTTGGCGGTAGTAGAAAACTCAGGTGTTTTCCCTAAACCCGCTGGTGTTAGAGTATCAGTAACTTATTAATAGGATCAAAAATGCAAAGTTCTAATATCCCAGCAAAGATTCCACTTCCGTTTGCTTATGCTGCTGGTAGCGGTTATAAAAATACCATCCCTGTAGCTTCTCAGATTGGCATTACAAACGGTAAAGCTTCTTTAACTGACGGATTTCCCCCGCTAACTTTTCAGGCTTTAAGTGCTGGCGGTACTCCTCCGTTTGGAGCAGACTTTAACGGGATTTTGAACGAAATTACTGCCATTCAACAATGGCAAAATGCTGGCGGGTTTTTCCCGTATGACTCTACTTTTGCGACTGCTGTTGGTGGATACCCTTTAGGGGCAATTATTCAAAGCGCAAACACTTTGGGTCTTTGGATTAGCACTGCAGAAAACAATACAACCAATCCTGATTTAAGCGGAACTGGCTGGGTTCCTTTGTCATTTTATGGTTCTTCAGGAATCAACTGCGCTACTTCAGTAGGAACTACTATTACCGTTTCAAACTTAAACGCTTCTTATCCAATTATTAATTTAATTGGAAGTTTGACTGCAAATTGCACAGTTATTTTGCCTAATTTTGTAAAAGATTGGGTAATCGTAAATGGAACCAACGATAACGGTTATACCGTACAAGTAAAAACTGCTGCTGGCACTGGTGTTAACGTAGCACCAAACCAATCAACTTATGTTTACGGTAATGGAACAAATATTTATTATGCCAATTCAGCTCAAGTATCTAGCTTTAACGGACGTGTGGGTGCAGTTACATTAAATGCGACTGACGTTACTACTGCTCTTGGCTACACTCCAGTAAATCCTTCTCAATTTGTGCGTTTAAATGCTCAAAATGGATATGAAATTTTGCCCGATGGATACATCATGCAATGGGGTACAAATACCCCGGGCAGTGGGGCTCAGACAATTTATTTCCCAATTACGTTCCCTCATGCAGTATTTAGCGTACAAGGCACTTGGAATGGAGCTTATGGAGGCGGTGGAAGTCAAAACATTGTTGCTTGTACCGATATTGGCAATACAAGATTTATTTTAAGCTGCTTCAATACTTCAGCGGGTCCTGCTGCAGCAACTTGTGGCTGGATTGCATTCGGATATTAAGGAAAAATTATGACCATTTATTACGCAGCTTCGACAAACGGATTTTACGACTCCATCGTTAATACAGAAATCCCTCAAGATGCAGTTGAAATTACGGTGGAAGTTTGGCAATCATTGCTTGATGCTCAATCAAATGGTGAGACTATTGCGCCAAACAAAAAAGGCTATCCAGTAGCAGTTGCTGCAGTAACTCCAGTGACTATAGATACTTGCAATACTGCAGCTCAGCAATTCCTTGATGCTGGAGCTAAATCATGGGGATATAGCTCTATTTTGACTGGTGTTTCTTATGTCACGTCTACTGATTCTCAGTTTAAGGCTGAGGGGCAACTTTTGTCCGATTGGAGAGATGCAGTTTGGACGAAAACATATACAATAGAAGTGGGCAAGTTGCCCAAAACTATTGATGCTTTTTTAGCATTGCTTCCTGCGATGCCTGAAAAGCCAGTTATCTAAAAAGGAAAAAAGATGATTAAGCTTGATTTGGAAATTAATGAAGTAGAAGCTGTTGTTGCTGGTTTGCGTAAGCTGCCAATGGAATTGATTGAGGAATTGGTCAATAAGATCAAAATTCAGGCAATTCCGCAAATTCAAGAAATTCAAAACCCAGCTCAAAATTCTACAGAAACTGAAGTATCTGCAGAGCCTCAAAGCCCAGCAGCCTAACATAAGGAAAATACCATGTCAGTAAAACAATTAGTTATCAATATGACTTCCGAAGAACGCAAAGCATTGCGTGATTTAATCGATGTTGTAGAAGCCAATTCTCCTAAAGCTGAAACTGTTGTTGAAGCTGCGCCAACTCCTACAAAAAAAGCTAAAGCTGCTGAAGCTGAAGCTGATTCTGCTGCGGAATAATTTATCATGGATCAGTCTTCTTTAAATTGGTTTTTTGGCATTCTTAACATTGGATTTGGTGTGATGCTGAAAATGATGTGGGATTCCTATAAATCGCTGAAAGAAGCTGATAAAGAGCTTGCAGAAAAAGTGGGAAACATTGAAGTATTGGTGGCTGGGCAATATGTTAAACGTGAAGATTTTACTCAAGTCACCAATCAAATATTTTCAAAACTGGACAAGATTCTTGATAAATTGGATCAGAAGGTGGATAAATGATGTTTACAAAAATTTGTGCATTACTCCGCAGAAAACCAGTAGAGCCAGTATTAGCTCAAGAGCCAATAGCAAAGCCCCTCAAAAAACCTACAATCAAAAAAGTGACTGCCAAAAAAACAGTCTCAATCAAAGCGGTTCCAAAAAAAGTAGCCTCAAAAGTTGCAAAACCAGCAGCAAAGAAGGCTGCGGTCAAAACAAAACGGGGGTAAGTATGTCTGAAGTACCTTATATCGAAACTGCCAAAGAAGTAGCAGGAAAAGCCATTGGAAGACATGGCTTAATTTATATTACGATCATCGTAGCTATGGGTGTAGGGGCTTCAGTAGTCCTAGAAGAAGGCAAAATGGCTGCGGTAATGGGTTTGCTTGGTGCGTCCCTAACTGCGCTCATATCGATGTTAAACGGTGTTGCTGGGGCTAATCCAAAACAGGATAAGCCTGAATTTGAAATCATGAAAGAATTGATTCAAAAAATGGAAGCAATGGCTGATCGTGACCCAATGTCCGTAGAAGTAAAAGGCGATACCGTAGTTGTCAAAAAAGGCGACCACGAAACCACTGTAGGCAGAAAATAATGTTTCCACTAGACGCATTGCTTGGTATCGGCAATAAACTGATCGATCATTTTTTCCCTGACGCTGGACAGGCAGCCGAAGCTAAGCTCAAGCTGCTTGAAATGCAGCAAAATGGACAGCTTGCTCAACTCAATGCTGATATAAGCGAAGGGCAAGAGCTTACAAAACGAGCTCAAGCTGATATGGCTAGTGATAGCTGGCTATCAAAAAACATTCGTCCTATGACGCTTATTGCGATTTTGACAGGGTATTTCACTTTTGCCATGATGTCTGCGTTTGGTGTGGATACCAATAAAACCTATGTCGAACTGCTTGGACAATGGGGAATGCTTATTATGAGTTTTTATTTTGGTGGTCGCACCCTTGAAAAGATCATGGACATGAAGTCCAAAGAAAAAGAAGTGACAACGGAGATCAAAGATGGCTCAACTAAGTGAACACTTTTCGTATGAGGAATTGACTCATACAGATCATAGAGAGTTCGACAACACTCCAAACGATCAGGAGCTGGCTAATTTGACCCGCCTAGCTGCGTTCTTGGAGCAAGTGAAGGCTACCCTAGGGGGCAAGCCAATCATGGTAAACAGTGCCTTTAGATCAAAACAAGTCAACGATGCAGTTGGCTCCAAAGATACCAGTCAGCACCGTATCGGCTGCGCTGCAGATATTCGAGTGCCGGGCATGACTCCTGACGAAATAGTCAAAACAGTTATTGCTTCAGGTCTTCAGTTCGATCAGGTCATTCGTGAGTTTGATCGCTGGACGCATATTTCAGTTCCTAACACTCCCGACATGAAAGCTCGTAAACAGGCTTTGATTATCGATAAACAGGGAACTAGGCTCTACGCTTAATCAGTATGGCTAATCATTTTATGGACGGTGTTGATATTGATGCCGTCTACGATAAAGAGGGTGACAAGCCCTACAAATATAAAAAGCAGCACCGAACTACTGGGTACTGCCTTTCATGTAACGCACCCCTGCAAGACAGGGCATTTTGTGACAACTGGTGTCGAGAAGACTACGAGTTTGAAAGCGAAATGCGTAAAAAGATCGTTGGCAAATCGAAGCGTTAACGGAACCCGCTTAGTCGGAACGGTGTAAAAGCGAACGTAGCTTGGTACGCAAGTGGTTTAGGCATGACATTGTCATCGACCAAAGCCCTAATATTCCAACCGAGATTAACCATAATGCAGCGACTGAAACCAATAGAAACAATAGCGACAAATTGAAATAGTCCATTAGCGTTAACGAGTACCCAACCTGAAATCGCATTGTCGTTGTCCTTTATGGCTTTATTGCCCCTAACCCTCGTATAGTAAGGATTATTCAAATAACGCAATCCGCAGCTATACGCTGGATTTCTCCATAGCCATTTTACCTTGCTCCAGTAGCTGCGACCATTGATTCTGTCAAAAGTCGCATCCCCGTCTAGGCTGTTGTCGGGTGTCATAAACCAGTTTAACCAAGTAGGCAAACGGGGTCCACGTCCCCAAATCGATCCATTATCCAGCCAGCCGTCTCTTTGCTCGGTAAGCAGGGGTAACGCTGGCGCAAGAATATAAGCAGCAATCGTGGTCACAAAATTGACCAAAGCCATGAACGGATAGATTAAATAAATCATTTTGGCTCCTCAACTGGTGGCATAACACTGGCTCCGCTTTCAACTATCACGACTGGCTCATAACGCATCCACCCCACAAACGGCACTGGAATGTCATTCTCATAATCAATCTTTTCAGCTTGCAGCCGATCTTCGGTGGTAAACGTTGTCATTTTTCAAACCATATTTTAAGAATTACAAACAAAGCAAAAGCCCAAAACAGTATCCCGCTAAACAAGAAAAAAAGGAATAAAAGATCAGTCATTTTCTTTTTCTTGCTGCAATTTCTTTTTGCAAAATATACCAAAATTGTGATTTGATAATTTTCATGCCCAGCCCCCAAGGCGCAGTCCCAGCCTGATTGCAGCCATTACTATGATTGAAGCAATCAATAGAGTAGTAATTGCTACTTTATCTGCCCAACTCATAAATACCCCAGCACTGATCCCAATGGAGCTATAAATATTCCAACTACTCTCAGTATGACCATTCCATTTACAAATTCAGATTGAGCTACTGCAACAATATTCATTACCCAACCAACTGCGCTAGCAAGCACAATGCCGATGCCAACCAATCCCCATAAATCATCATTCATTTTGTCTCCATGTCTGCCAATAGCTGCTGGACGCACAAATCAAGCTCTATAATCTTGTTGTAGAGATTTTCATAGC